ATGACATGTATGAGAAGTATGAAAGAAAAACATCTATCAGTAAACATAAAGTTAGAGCTCAAACTTTGTTTATGGACTTATTAAAAGAGAGAGCAGAGACAGGTCGTATTTACATTATGAATATAGACCATTGTAATACTCATTCATCTTTCAAAGATAAAGTCTATATGTCTAATCTATGTCAAGAGATTACACTACCAACGACACCTATAAAACACATAGATGATCCTGATGGTGAAATTGCTTTATGTATTCTATCTGCTATCAATCTAGGTCTTATAAAAGATAAAGAAGATTTAGAGGACTTATGTGATTTATCTGTAAGAGCATTAGAAGAAATAATTGACTATCAAGAATATCCAGTAGAAGCTGCAAAGAAATCTACACTTGCAAGAAGAAGTTTAGGTATAGGTTACATTGGTCTTGCTCATTTTCTTGCAAAGAACAAAGTTAAATATGATGATAAACAAGCATGGAAACTAGTTGATGAAGTTACAGAGGCATTTCAATATTATCTATTGAAGGCAAGTAACACATTAGCAAAAGAACGAGGTGCTTGTGAATATTTTGATAAAACTAAATACAGCGATGGTATTCTGCCAATAGATTCATACAAAAAAGATGTTGACGATTTAGTCAAAAGAAAGTTAAGTTATGATTGGACTAATCTTCGCAAGGAAATTAAACAACATGGGTTACGACACAGTACGCTCTCAGCTCAAATGCCGTCAGAGAGTTCATCGGTCGTATCAAATGCTACGAACGGTGTTGAACCGCCTCGTGATTTTCTTTCGATTAAAAAAAGTAAAAAAGGAACACTCAAACAAATAGTTCCTGACTACAACAGACTAAAGAATTTCTACACATTATTGTGGGACATGAAAAGTAACGAAGGTTACATTAATAGTATTTCTGTTATGCAGAAATATTTTGACCAGGCAATAAGTGGAAACTGGAGTTACAATCCAGAAAATTATACCGACGGCGAGGTGCCGACTTCGGTAATGGCAAATGATTTATTGACTACATATAAATTAGGTTGGAAAACTTCATACTATCAAAACACATATGACGCAAAGGCTGACATAGATGAACCTACTCATTCACTTGGGTGGCATGATGGTGTAAAAGAAGATATGAAACCTAGAGAAGAATTTAAATCAGATGAAGATTATCAAGAATACTGTGAGGCGTGTGCAATATAATGAAAACATTTAATACAGACAAAGTAGATTGGCTAAAACAACCTATGTTTTTTGGGGCAGAACCAAATACACAAAGATATGACCAACAAAGATATCCTATTTTTGAAAAGTTAAATCAACAACAATTAGGTTTCTTTTGGCGACCAGAAGAAGTATCTTTACAAAAAGATAGAAACGATTATTTACAATTATCAGATGAACAGAAACATATCTTTACATCTAATCTAAAATATCAAACATTATTAGATAGTGTACAAGGCCGTGGACCGTGTCTTGCATTTTTACCATTTTGTAGTTTACCTGAATTAGAATCTATGTTAGTTGCATGGGACTTTAGCGAAACAATACATAGTCGCTCTTATACTTACATAATGAAGAATGTTTATCCTGATCCTACTGCTGTTCTAGATACAATCATTGACACACCAGAGATTATGGCAAGAGCTAAAACTGTAACAGAATCATATGATAAGTTTATAGAATATGCTCATCAATATCATTTAAATGGTAAAGGTAATCAAAAAGAACTAAAGAGATTATTATATCTAACACTTATTAATGTAAACATACTTGAAGGTATTAGATTCTATGTTTCATTTGCTTGTTCGTTTGCATTTGGTGAGTTAAAGTTGATGGAAGGTTCTGCTAAAATTATATCTCTAATCGCAAGAGACGAGAACTTACATTTAGCCGTCTCACAAAACATCATAAATAACTACCGTAACAAAGAGAACGACAAAGAAATGCTACAGATTATGAAAGAAGAAGAGCAAAGAGTATATGATATGTACGATACTGCTGTTCAACAAGAAAAAGAATGGGCAAAGTATTTGTTTAATCACGGCTCTATGATTGGTTTAAACGATACACTATTAAATCAGTATGTAGAATTTATGGCAAACAAAAGAATGAAAGGCATTGGTCTAAAAGGACCGTATGACCAACCTACGAATAACAACCCACTACCTTGGACTACTCATTGGTTGAATAGTCGTGGATTACAAAATGCACCACAAGAGACAGAAATAGAAAGTTACATTGTCGGTGGTATTAAACAAGATGTGGAAAAAGAGACATTTAAAGGATTTAAACTATGACGAAAAACCCTAATTTAAAAACAGTATGTGATAACTGTTCGGCAACTTACATAGTAAAACATGATTTACCTGAAGATTACATAGAACAATTTTGTCCATTTTGTGGTGAAGAACACGAAGAAGTTGAAGAAACGATAACGGACATTGATGAAAACTGGGACTAACTGGACTTATCAAGGTAAAGTAGTTGAAGAACTACCAGAAGATTGTGAAGCTTTTGTTTACTTAATAACAAATCTAAAAAATCACAAAATGTATATCGGTAAAAAGTTATCGAAATTCAAGACTACTAAGAAACCACTTAAAGGTCGAAAGAATAAAAGACGAGGCACTAAAGAAAGTGATTGGAAAACTTATTGGGGTTCGTCTTCCCACCTAAATGATGATATTCTTAAATGGGGTGAACACAGATTTACCCGAGAAATATTACACTACTGCCCTAGTAGAGGTGTTGCAAGTTATCTAGAAGCAAGAGAGCAATTTGAAAGAAAAGTTTTAGAGAATGATGATTACTACAATGGTATTATCAATGTTCGTATCGGTGGCTCTGATATTCTCAAAGAGTCGCTCAAAAAAATATCAAAAAATTAATTTGTCTAAATAGGAATGAGTAAGGCTGAAACAGCAATACTTAAATCCGAAATTTGATTTGATATCTCAAACTTCAACACTAGGGCGAAGAAGATGGCACAGTTTAAAACTATGCTCAACTCTTTCTCAAGGTGGTGGTATGATAATGTATCTAATAGATATGAACCCTCAAAACACTACTTTAGAGGTAAATTGAGTCGTTGGCATAAAGAAGAACAAAAGTAGAACAAACTCACTCATTTTTAACGCCCTAGGTGTCTCTATATCGTTTCACATACTGAAACACATTAGAATTATTCTAAATAACTCTCTAAACTCTTGATTTTACTACCTTTTTTTAGTCCATTTTTATTGGAATAATGCTTGCATTATGTCCTAAACTCTGATATAGTATATGTATATTATGAAAAAAAACACTATGAAAGAACAAGAAATAAGTCTTGTTACATTAGAGAAAAGAATTGCTATTGCAAAAACTAAACTTTTCTCAAAAGGTAAAACTTTATTTGAAGTTATATCTGAAAATTTAATTGATAAAGAAATTGAAAAGGAACTATATTATGCAAAAAAATAATTATCTTGTAATTTACAAATCTGCTTGGGGCAAAGTACATGAAAAAGAAATGCCTGCTTTTAATTTAAGAAGTGTTGTATCAAAGTTTGAGAAAATCAAACCAAACGCAACAATTCAAAAAGTTTACTTGTCTAACTTTAGAGAATGTGGTTGGGCTTCATTCGAATTGAACGGAGGTTATTAGTGAAAACATTTTTAATTGTAATTAGTATTTGGATATGGGGATTATTCTTGTGGTTCTCATCAGCTGCAAATGCAAACGACTATAACAAGGCAGTTATAGGTCATGTCATTCAAACAGAGATACAAGGTAATTCAGTTGATAGCTCAGTTTTCGAGGCAGAGTTGCAGAGAATTGCTCATATGTTTTCTCTAGAAATGATATCTGCTTTTGAGAAACATTTACCATCTATATTAGATAGTATATCGGCAGAGTTAAGAGCTAAAACTGATAAGACATATAAATGTGCTCTACAATCAGACGAATATAAAAACAAGGACTGTAATGAGTAAAGAAGGCACAATACATTTAACATACTGGAGAGAATATGAAGATTCCGATGAATATGATCCTTATTTCAAATCTCACAATACCATTTTTAGAAATGTGCCATTATCTCAATTAAAGAGATTAAATTCTAAAGAATTAAAACAAAAAGTCAAAGCATTTTGTGATAAAAACTTCAAAGAAACTGCTAGTAATTTTACTGGTGACTCTGGTGTCGATATGATTGTCGGTTCAGAGTACTATGCCACTTATGGTGATGTATATGGTAAAACTGGTTATCCAGATGATGACAGTTTATATACAGATTACGGTCAAAAGTGGAATGGCAGACAGTTTTTTAAACACGATTTTATGCCAAAGTTTACAAACAGCTTGACTAATTCATCATTTTAGTATATAATAAGAGATATTATGGGTTTATATTATACATCATTTAAGAAGAAAAAGCGAAACAAGTTACCTCTAACACCTGAATTATTAGAGGCAAGAAAAAATCACAGAAAATATTTAATTAGTCTAGGTGTTGATCCAGACAGAAAAATTAGTAAAAGAAATTTCAGAGTTATTCCTAACTGGTGGGAAGTAGGCAAGCCTCTTGTTACTCAGACAGTAAGGCATTCTATTTCTACTGATAGAGTTCCCACAAAAACAGGTGGTACTAAACCACATAATAACTGGCGACTAGAAGAATCTAGAAAGTTTACAGTTGCTCCTGCTTACAATAAAGGTGCATATCAAGTTATACCTAAAAGTGGTATTAAGGATATAGGCAGATGATTAGAGTATTAGTATTATTAATATTATTAACAGGTTGTAGTCAAAAACAAGTTGCAACACATATGGGAACAGGTGTGGGTGCAGTTACAGGATATACGACTTGTTATCATTTATTACAAACAAATGTTCAGCTAACAGCGGCCTGTACAGTTATAGGTGCTATGTGGGGTTCAACAATGTTTTATCAAAATGATATGAATACACACACAGCAATTTTTGTAGATACACTAAACACAGCACCAGGTAAAAGATCCCATACAAATTGGGGTAATTCTGCTAATGGTAATTGGGGTTCTGTTACAATCAATAGAACTTATGTAAATAATAAATTTAGATGTAGAGACTATGAATCAGTTATTAGTATTGAACACTCTTGGCCTATGAGTGGTATATCAAGAGAAAGTGAAATAGGAACAGCTTGTCAACTACCAGACGGTCGTTGGAAGATAATAGAAAGTACAAATACATAATGAGAGACCCTTGGAAACCAATGATATATTCTATGTTAATGTTAATCACATTTTTATTAATATGTAATTATGCTCTTGCAGGTGAGAAATCAAAATGGTTAAATGAAAATCCTTGTAT